AAAGAAACTTGAAATTAAATATTTATCATTTATAGAGGTTTGCTCTAGATTAAATCTATTGCAACCTAAACCTAAAAAGGAAACATCATGAACATCGAAGAATTTAGAAAGTTACAGGGTCTCGGATCTAAAGGGACTTCTAAGGCTAAAGATGAAGTGCTTGCATATATAGAGTATAACATCAGAGCTAGAGAGTATAGACTAAAAGCTAAAGTAAAAGCTAAGTCTAAAGCTAAAGCTGAAGTGCTTGCGTATAAAGAGTACGCTTCTAGAGCTAGAGAGTATAGACTACAAGCTAAAGTAGCTGAAAAGCTTAACTCTAAGGTTAAAGCTAAAGCTAAAGTAAAGGCTAAGAATGAATGCTTAGCGAAATTCGAGACGAACTCAACTCAGGTCAATTTGACTGTTATGGGTGAGAGCTGCTGCTTTCTGCGAGGTACAGGGTATAAGGAAGCTTTAGGTTTATGTGAAGGTTCTGTACATGAGTATCTTATTTCGCTAAGAAGCGCAAGTAAGGAAGATAAGCTCATCGCTAAGGTAGCATTTGCTAAACCAAGCGATATACTTATGAAGGTTAGTATCTCAGAGGAGTTCTATACAATAAGGTATGGAGGTAATTTAGTTATACGAAAATATCCTATAGACGAGCCAGAGAGCCTTTATACGTTTGAAGAAGCTCTTGATCTTGTCGACAGTGGACGTAGAAAGAAGATGGTAGCTAAGCTTAGAGGCTTAGAGCTAGAGTTTCTTGCCGCTGTACAAGTTGGTCTTTATCATTGGGAGAACACCATGCTATTAAAATCGTACTAGATTTAAGTAAATAGTACTATATACTTTTTACCACTTTATTTTTTTTTTTGGAGCAATACCATGAACGTTAAAACAATTAATGCAGAAGCTGCCAGCAAGATTGACCGTTTCGCAGCAGTAAACACTATCGTCAGCAAATATGTGTTAGATATGCCACATATTCAGAACTCCTCAAGACAAGAGTTTAGCAAAAGCAACGAATATTGGCTTATAATTTTGACTACCATCTTAAACAATGGTTTTACTAATGAGCTTCTACTAGCAGCTAGTTTTAAAAAGAACTTAACTAGAATGCAGAAAGTAGATGGTATACTTATGAAGCTTGACTTTACACAGGAAGAGGGTCTCGAACTAGCTAGAAAGATTAGACCTTTTCTTTATTTGAACATTATTGAGAATGATGGTTATCATCCTTTGGTAGAGAAGAGAAGCTCTATACATTCTTATGAAGCTGATGGTGTAGAGATTAAGACTACTGTATGGAAGTTGACTCCAGCTATAGAAGAGTTGATAAACCTAAAGCTACTATCTCTTAAAGATAAGGCGATAGGTAAAGCTACATTACTGCTAGATGCACCTAAACCATGGACTGGTAACAGAGAAGGTGTTATGGATGAATATCGTCGTCCACTAAGCAAAGCATATATTGGTGATATGCCTGACGAGCCTTTAGCTGTAGTTAATAAGCTACAAGCTGTCCGTTTAGCTGTTAGTAGCAGCAGTATTAAACAGAGCTTACATCGTGTTAGTAATTTGCACAAGTATAAGCCTAACGTCAAAGGATTGCATAGTAGTGTGCAGAAGGATGAGCTTGATAAGTTTGAGAGTAAGACTCGCGCTTATCAGCAGATCAGTCAGTATCCTATAGGTACAACTGGATACTTGACTCAGTTGATAGATTATAGAGGTAGAGTATGTTATCTTAATAGAAGTGCTACTCCACAGGGTTGTAGTTTTGAAAAGGCAGCATTTAAGTTTGCTGATAAAGTAGCTTTCGGTTTAGGTTGGGAGCGTTGCTTGTTCTGGCTACATGCTGGTTTAGCTAGAGAGTTTGGCTTTATAGATGCAGGTAATGGTGAGGATTATACTCGTGAAGAACAAGCAGAGTATGGAAAGCAGATCAGCACCACTAGTAGGAGTCACGATGAAGTTGTAGAGTACTTTAAATTGTTTCCTCCTAAACAGATTAAACGTGGAGACAGTGACTTAGCTTGGAGTATTATACAGGAGATACAAGCATTTAATAATCATTGCTTAACTAGTGATCCTAGCCTTTTTATGTCAGGGTTTGTATATCAAGTTGATGGTAAGGCTAATGTACTACAACATATGAGTGCTTTAACTCGTTGTGGTGCTACAGCAAAGGCTTGTAATGTAATCAGTTCTACAGGTCGTCCAAGAGATCCTTACAATATGCTTTATAACGCTATTGTAGAGACTCTACGGCATGATGTAAAAGTAGAGTATATACAGTTGAAGGCTGAGTTGTTAACTGAAGTGCTTAAACTTGGACGTAATACGTTTAAGGTTCTCATGACTTACTGTTATGGTGCTAGTGCAGGTACTATCGTCTCTGGGTTTATGGCAGCTCTAAGCGGTACTCCTGCAGAAAGTAGAGAGCATAGTGACTGTTTGTATAATATATTTGAGCTAGTGGCTTTAGAAGAGTTCCCTGCTATATTTAGCCTGAAAACGTTTATGCATAAAGTAGCTGATCCTATATTGACTGAGCAGTTTGGTGCTGAAGAGCCGGGTGGCAATCGTAGCGGGAGTCCTCTGACTTATACATTAGATGATAAAGATGTTCGTATGACTTGGACTTCACCTAGTGGGTTTAAAGTGCAGCATCTGCATTTCGAGCAAGAAGTTATTCGTACAGGGTTTATAAACATATCGCCAGACGGTGATAAGGATTATGACTATAGAAAGATGTTGACTGCTCTTAGTCCTAACTTCGTGCATAGCCTTGACGCTGCTCACCTTGGTAAGGTGGTACTAGCATTTGATCATAACATGGTTACTATTCATGATAGCTATGGATGTCATTTAGCTTATGTTGATGAGCTTTTAGAAACTATTAAAGTGGAGTTTGTTAAAATGTATAAAGAGCCTTTGTTGAATAAGTTTGGTAAGGAGATTAATCCTAATTCTCAAGATTTCATGAGAGATCCAGACTTTGAAATTGATGAAGTATTACATAGTAACTATTTATTTAGTTAAATATTAGAGCTTAACTCTAGTATTATACTAGAGTTTAGGCTGTTAATTTAAAAAAAAAAGGAAATGTTATGTTAGAATGTATTGAGCTTGGTATGGATTACGAGATGTATTGTGATTGGTGCGGAGAAGCAGAACCAGTTGAACAAGAGCTATACGAGATGTATTGTTTTTTTGAATTTAATTAGAGGTGTATTATGTTTTATGCAGTTAATATCAGAGCAAGAATAGTAATCGGTAGAACTAGAGTTTATTGTGGTAGACCGAAAGCTGGTAGTTTAAGTCCATTAGGTAATCCATTTACTGTTGAGAAGTATGGCAGAGATGGTTGTATAGCTATGTTTAAAAAGCATATGGATAAGGATGTTAAAATTCCAGGTGCTTTTAGAGATGAGATGATTAGACTATATAGAATGAGTGGTGATGTTGAATTAGCTTGCTTTTGTAAACCTAAATCATGCCATTGCGATCATTTAGCTGATTTTTTAAATCAGTTTTCCTAGCGGCTCAGTTAGAGCTTAGACCTAGCGGTCGGCTTAGTAAAATTAACGAGGGTTCTTATGCTGTTAATATTAAAGTAGAGGGGTGATTTTTTATGATGTTATATTAGAGTCGGTAAACCGAAATCTGGTTTAAGTTCTACTGAGAAGTATCTGTTAAAAGGTGCTTTTAGAGATGATTGTTAGCTTGCTTTTGCAAGTTGTTTTTAAATTTTGAGGTGTATTATGAGTGTTTTATTGTTTTTAGTAAGTTCATTAGGTCTTATTTTATTCAGTCTAGTCGTTGTTTGTTTGTTAGTAGCTTCTATGACGTTAATAATAGGTAGTTTGTTTAATGCTTTGTTAGTGACTGTGAGATTGTTTGAATTAGACAGTCATGAGGGTTTCAGTATTGACCTACGTACAAGGGCTAGAAGTGTATAGTATTATTAAACACCTGCCAGAGGATTTGAAACCTCTGGTAGAAGCTATTCCTGAAGAAGTGTTCAATTATATGTGGGATAAAGATATTATGGCTGTTTTCACCAATAAGGGTAGCATGTCCGAAAGGCAGGATATGTGTATTAAGTTGAATAAGTTAGCTTTAGTTATTCAAAAGTTTAAGGGGGAGAGATGAAGATATTTACATGGGCTAAGGCTCAATTAGAAGTAGACAGAAATAGAAAGCTTCAGGAAGAAGCTTGTAAAAAGCGAGCTATAGAGCTTGCTTTAATTGACTGTAAAGAACGAGAAGCGTGTACGAAACGCTCTTAGTTAAATGCATGCAAGAGAATACTAGAGAAGGGGCTGTGGATGCTTTTAGATATATAGCAGAGCAGCTTAACTTCGAGTACGAATACTTAGAAATGGTTAAGGATATTTATGGACGTTATTAGATATCTTGGAACTACAGAAGTTGATTTCTTAGCTTACCTTGGAAAGTTTAGTTGGGTGAGATGTAAGAAATGTACTGTTAGGGTGTTATCTTGTATGATTAACGTGAGACCATTTTAATAGAGGTAGAGATGAAAGAGATTATTAAAAGACTAGAGATATTATTAGAAGATTTGAAGTATAAGGCGTTGACCTTAGAAGAGAAATTAGAGAGGGTAAAATTAGGTGAGTATAGGTTAGATTGTTTAGAAGTGAGATTAGCTATAATTAAAGTGTGTGATACTCAGTTTATAACAGATAATCTATTTGAATATGATTCTAGTGAAGCTGTTAGACTAGAAGCTGTAAAAAGATGTGCTTTAAAAGATATTTTTAGGTTTTCTGAAGATACTCTTACAATTAGGCTGGTAGCTGTGGAGAGGTGTAATGCTGAGGATTTATATAAGTTTATAAATGATGATGAGTGCATAAGAGCTGTAGCTGCTAGGCGTTGTTTGAAGAAACTTTTACCTGTGTTTATACAGGATGATTGTGAGAAGGTTAGAGACATTGCAATTGAACGATTTGGAGAGAGTTATGAATGATGTGATTAAAGTGTTAGAAATACTTATAGAAGAGCTTGACTATTTAGATAGGGTAAATAAGTGTGCAGCTGAGGATGTTTATGAATTCTTTCAGGATGGCTCTGTAAATATCAGATTGATAGCTGCGGAGAGATGTAAACTTAAACATTTACCGAAGTTGTGTTATGATGAAAGTACAGAAGTGAGATTAGTAGCTGTTAAACGTTGTAATAAAGATCTGTTAATTACTTTTATGGATGATCCATCTAAAGAGGTTGTAGATATTGCTATTAAACGTTTTGCTAAATTACATGGGGAGAGTTATGAATAACGAATTAAAAAGATTATGTATAGGACAAAATGATGTAGTGCCAATGGTTGAAGTAAAGCCTTACAAAGAGGATGCTATAGTACAGGTTAAAGTAGGTAGAAGATATGTACCACTTGATAGTATATTAGGTTATAAGAGTAATGGTATAGTATGCAACACTTGTGATATAAATGTTGTTATGGATTTATTGGAAAGAGATCTTAGTATTGGACTGTTGGATAATGCTATTAGTTATGTAGCACTTGAACATAGTTTTAAATTAAGATTGAAAAAAGCAAGGCTTGAGTTATAGTCAATAGCACTAGCTTCTAAGGAGGCTAGTTCTCTTGGTTACCACCAAGAAACAAAGATGACATTCCGTTGTCTAAATTAGGAGATAAATATGAAAATTAATATGAAAGGCGTTACTACTAAATCAAATGCAGTTAAATTAACTACTACAACAATGAATGTAACTCAGTTACGTGAAGCTGTTAAGGTTGGTGTTAAGGTTGATGTTAAAGGTGTTACTGTAATATCAGTACGTTTAGGTCAGTTGCCTGTTAAAATCTTTGATACAGATGAAGGTATGACTAATGTAGCTTATGTTGCAGATGGTAATGAGGATGCTATCAAAACAGTAACTGATGCTGTTAAGGTTGAGATTGCTGCTGGCGGTTTGGATAAAACTTTGTTAGAGTTACAAGCTCGTATTCGTGAGATTGCTGCTACTCGTAAAGCAACTGCTAAGAAGCTTCGAGAAGATAAAGCAGCAGCAACAGAAGAATTAGCAGAAGAAGCTGATCTCTCTGAATTGTAGTGGATTGGCTAACTGTTGCTGAACGGTTAGCTGTAGGGAAATCCAAGAGGGTTAATTGTGAATGTGGTGATGGTCATTCCGCCAGCATCTCACGATTACCTCTTGGGTACTCTTACTTTTGTTTTAGATGTTCTAAAAAGGAGTTTATTAGAGGTCATTTAGAAATTAAGGATTTAAAACCTATAGAAGAGGAGATAGTATGCATAGAACTACCGAAGAGTGTAGCATTGCCGGATATAGCGAGGATTTATTTGTGGAAGATTGGAATAGGAACGTATTTAATAGAAAAGTACGGGATAACTTGGAGTATAAAAATGGAAAGGCTAATACTTCCTTGCGAAGTGAATCAAGAGCTAGTAGCTTATATAGGAAGAGATGTGAGCGGACGAAGGAAAATAAAAGCGGTAAACTCAATAGACAGAAACAGTCCTTATCATATGTCGAAGAATAGCTTAGGTGATATAGTATGTTTGGTTGAGGATTACTTTTCTTGTATAAAGGTTGGAGAGGTTATACCTTGTATTAGTTTGAATGGTACTAAATTAAGTAGTGTTGAAGAGCTTAAGGGGTATAAGACTGTTGTGATTTGGTTAGATCCAGATAAGGCTGGTAGAAATGGAGCTATTAAAATTAAGAAACAACTACAGAGTCAGTTTGTTATAGTTATAATTAATAGTAAACGTGATCCTAAGTATCATAGTATTAAGGAGGTTAGAGATGCTATTAGTGCTAAAGTTGCTTGCTCATGATAGAAAGGAGTACGATCGTGTAGAGAGGTATATAGACTTCTCTAGGTGGGAGAGACCAGAGAAGAATGTGCTAAAGGTGTTATTATCTTATAAGGAGGAGGTAGATCTTCCTGATATAGAGAGTATATTATGTACTAGATATAAGGATAAAGATGTTTACAGACGTATAGTTAGAAATATGAGTAAACCTTTAAATGCGACTATGAAGGCTTGTGTACTAGAGCAGATACTGAGTACTAATCTAGCTAATGATTTAACGGATAAGTTATATAAGTTTGAAAGCGGAGAGGAGATTAATATTATAGATGAGGTTAAGAAGAGTCTCTCTTTAGCTGATGTACAGGTAGTACCTAAAGATGAGGAGGCTGTTATGGATGGTTTATTTGAAGAAATTACAGGTGGTTTGGTTTGGAGTATTCCTGTTTTAAATGACTACTTACGTCCACTAAGGCCTGGAGATGATCTTATTGTTGCTGCTAGACCTGACATGGGTAAGACTACGTTTCTAGCTCAAGTAATGACTGGGATGTTATGTCAGACTGATAAGATTGGAGTTTGGTTTAATAATGAGAGTAGTAAGAACACTATACTAAAGCGTTGTATACAAAGTAGTCTTGGTGTATTAAACTCAGAGATGCGAGAGATGCATGCTGCTGGAGTTCTTAAAGAGAAGTATTATAAGGCTATGGGTGGAGTTGATAAGATACTGGTGTTTGATATTCATGGTAAGTCAGAAAAAGATATAGAGAAGATACTTGACGGTTTAGATAATGTTGGTATAGTGGTGTTTGATATGCTGGACAATGTAAGATTAAGTACAGAAGCGTCTGGTGATAAGTCTTATAAAACACTTGAGAAGCTTTATATATGGGCTAGGGAGCTTGCTGTTATAAGAGAGTTTGTAACTATAAAGACTTCACAGATATCAGCTGATGGAGCTGCTGTGCCTTATCCTATGTGTAGTTTACTTAAGGATTCTAAAACAGGTAAGCAAGGAGCTACTGATACTATATTTTTAATAGGACACAACAACGAAGATGGGCAAGAGTTTGTAAGGTACTTCTCATGTCCTAAGAATAAATTAAGGAAAGAGGGTAGTAAAGTGATGAGACTACAAATGATATTAAATGCTGATAGGGCAAGATATGAAAGTTAAAGAATTTGTAAAGCTTATAAAGAACTTTAAGGGAGTATACATTAATGGTTATGTTGAATCAGCTTACTTTGCTACAGAGGATAGGGTGCTTACTGTTCTTACTTATGGTGATAGATCAAGTGGTGAGCAGTTGGTAAAGGTACTTGAGGGTTTCAATGGGCATATAGCTATTGAAGTTGATAATGAATGGGAACATGTGGAGATTAATGATGTTGAAGATATGTGAATGGGTGGTTACAGGAGTATTTGGGCTAGTTTTGTTTGTTTTATTTCTAATGATATTCTTAGGGTTTCAGGCATGAAGATGTTAAATAAGGTGGTTAAGGATAGTTATGAATGGGTTATTATAGCTCTGGTTTCAGTAGCATTGGCTTGTTTAACTTATGTATAGACTAAGTGATAAAGAGATGTACATTGAGGAGTACGAGCCAGTAAATCATTTGGAGATGGAGATAGCTAGAGTTAAGAGATTAAAACCTCAAACAGAGGAAGAAGCAGAGGCTTCTTTTGGGTTTTGGGACAGAGTGTTTTGTGTTTTAGGGAGATGATATGGATAATGGTGAAGCTAAGCAAGCAAGAGCTACAGCTAGGAAGTTAGGTGGTAGAATTTATATACTAGGTGATTTAAGTTTCTGGGTATTTGTTAAAGATAATATTGAGTATAAGTTCAAAACTTTAGAGGAGTTTATGGTGTGGGCTGTATAACTATTGATTTAGAAACTAGTATATATAAATCCTATAAGAGAACTGCTAATCCTTTTGATAATCGTAACAGAGTTATAATGACGGGTTACAAGTATGATGATCAAGAGGCTATTGGGATGTACTTTAAAGAAGAAGCAGATGAGATACTACCAGAGCTTGATGTTGATCTTATGATAGGGTTTAACATTAAGTTTGATATGCTGTATTTCTGGGAAGAGTTAAAGTTTAGAGATTTTCTTTTAAAAGGTGGAGAGATTTATGATTGTCAGTATGTGGAGTATCTGTTGGATGGTGCTGCGAGAAGAAGCCATATGGGTAATTTGTCCGATACTGCTGTTAAGTACGGTGGGACTGCTAAGCTTGATGTGGTAAAAGAGTTATGGAAGGAGGGTGTACAGACTATTGATATACCTGAAGAGACTTTAACGGCTTATCTTTTAGGAAGTGAAAGAGATGGTGTAGAGGGTGATATAGATAATACTTATAGAGTTTATCTTGGACAACAGGTGAGGATAGACAAGCTTGCTAATCCTGAAGCGTTCAGAGCTATGGTTAAGAACAGAATGGATGGATTGCTTTGCACTACTGAGATGGAATTTAACGGTTTGTATATAGATCTTGATTCATCTGAAGCTATTAGAGATAAGCAGGTTAAGCTTATGGAAGAGAGTCTTGAAGAGTTGACTAAATTCTTACCTGAGCTTCCTGAAGGGTTTGTGTTTAATTGGAAGAGTAATGTACACAAATCTTGTGTGTTGTTTGGAGGTACTGCAAAGTATTCTAAATGGTTACCACATTTACTAGATGGTAAGAAGTGCTACAGTAAGAAAACTGTTAGGATGCCTATGTTTGGTGGAGTAGTAGGTATAGGTGTGAAGTCAGGTGAGCTTTATTATTTAAAGAGTCCTACAGGAGATGTAGTAGGTAAGAAGGGTAGATATATAAAGCAAGATTGTTATAAGTCAGGTAAAAGAATTGGAGAAGGCAAGTTTAAGAATGTAAAGGTTGATGACTTGACCAAAGTGAAGGGTAAGATAAACACTTTAACTTATACTTTTAAGGGTGTTACTACTCCTAAGGAGGAATGGGAACTAGCTAGTACGGATGCTGCTGGAAATAATCTGTATACTACTAACAATGTAGTGATGAGTGAGATTAGTAAATCGGATGTGGAGATGTGTAAAGCTTTAGGGGTTTATATAAAAACTAATAAGGATTTAGGAACTTACTTCTGGATAGACAACGGTAAGGGTAAGAAGGGTATGTTGACGTTATGTCAAGGTAATATTATACATCATTCTATAAATCATGTTAATACTGTTACTACTCGATTGTCAAGTAGTAATCCTAACAGTCAGAACATACCTAGAAAAGGTAATTCAGAGGTTAAGAAGCTATTTACTAGCAGGTTTAAAGGACTTATGGCTGAGATTGATTTTAAACAGCTTGAGATACTGGTACAGGCTATATTGACTGGAGATGATGAGCTTATAAGTGGTATAAACGATGGTATTGATTTCCATTGTAAAAGACTTGCTCTACAGAAAGGAACTTCTTATGAAAAGCAGTTAAAGCTTTATAAGGCTGGAGATCCTCAAACTGTAGAAGATAGAGTAAAAGCAAAGGGCTTTAGCTTCCAAAGAGCGTTTGGGGCAGGAGCTAATGCTATAGCTAAGACTAATGGTATGGATATAGATGTAGTTAAGCAGATGATTAAGAACGAAGAAGAGTTATATCCTAATATTACTGCTTTTGATAATATGTTAAAGACGCATATTATAAATAATATGACTGGTAATAATCATGTAATAGTTAAGGGCGCTATGAGAACAGGTAAGGAGAGTGCTTGGCAAAGTCCTTTTGGAACTATATTTAAATGGTTTCAGGAAGAGAGTGAGTATAGTAGTAGTGGTTTAGATTTCTCACCTACACAGAGAAAGAACTATCCTGTACAAGGTACTGGGGGTGAGATTATGCAAACAGTGCTTGGAAAGTTGTATCGTTGGTGGATTGGTAAGAGTGATGAATTTAGAGCTAACGTAAAGTTGGTTAATACTGTACATGATTGTGTGGTATTAGATGGTGAAGAGAGATTTTTACTTCCTGCATTAGCAGAAGTAGAAGATATTATGACAAACGTACATATATACTATCTTGAAAGTTTTGGAATTGATATACCTGTAAGATTTAAGGTAGATACTGAGATTGGTAAGAACTTATATGATATGAAACATTGGAGTAGAAAATGAATATTGAAGAATATAATACAAGTATTAAAGAAGCTGGACTGAATGCTAGAAAATCAGCAGAAGAAGCTTTGGGAAATGAGCCTTTAAATAAAGGTGGTTGTACAGTTAGATTGCAAGCTGTAGTAGAGCTTGGGTTGCAAAAGTCATCTAACCCAGAATGGAATGATAAGTTTGAGAGACGTTTATCATTTGAGGTGTGTAGTAAAGCACATAATACAGGAAAAGCTGGAGAGTTAAATCATAGGTTATTGCACCTTTATGTACCTGTGGCTACTACATTTAGTCCTAAAACATTAGAGAGCCGTTTGTTATCTGCTTTGGATTACAATAAAGATAAGGGTAATGTGACAGATCATTTAGGACAACCATTTAAAGGTGTTATTAAACATGTAGTTAAGGATGGTAGAGTACTAGAGAAGCTTCGTGTGAGTCCTGATGATTATGAATTTTCAGCTCCTATTAATGAAGATTTAGAAACTGGTGAAGTCTCTATATTAAATGTTCCTGAGTTATTACGTAAACCTCTTATGTTTCTTTGGGAAAACCCATATATGCCTGATGGTATGTATCTGGAAGCATGGAATAGCCTTTATGTAGAAGGTGTTTATAAGGATGGTAATAGTAAAAACACTTTACAGAATATCATTAAAGGAGGGTTACAGTTCAAGGGAAGTAGATTAGAGAACTTGATTGAAGATGCTAAAAGCAACTTTAAACCATTCTAATGTGGATAGGTCAGGTTGATGCTGACAGGTTAGCTTGGGCTTACGCTAATTTAGGTAATCCCATAAGCTACTGTGAACAGGGCATAATGAGAAACTTACAGAGACTTAAAGTAGCTGCTGGCTGCGATAAGCTTAATCTTCATGTAACACTTGGAAATAAGGGAGGTAGAGAGGTTGTAGCTACTATTAAACCTTACCAGGGTAACCGTAAGGGTAAAGTTGATAAAGAGAAAACAGATATGATAAATCTGTTGAGGCACTATATTGGGGATATCAGAACTAATGATATGGTTGGTATAAAGTGGTTAAATCAAGAAGCTGATGATGGTATATGTCAAGTTCAAAGCTTAAGTGACAAAAGTATTGTAATTAGTGACGATAAAGACCTCAGAATGATTAGAGGTTGGCACTATGATAGAAAGGCTGAGGTTAGATTCTTAGTTAAGGACTTTGGTAAGGTACTTCGTAAGGAGAACAAAACTAAAACTTTATGGGGTGTTGGAACTTGTTTCTTCTGGCATCAGATGCTTATGGGGGATGCTGTAGATAACATTCCGGGATTAGAGAAGATGTCTGTTGACACTGTTAATGAGTTCTTTCCTATAAAAAGTAAAAAGAGAAACCCTAAATTATGTGGACAAGTTAGTGCTATGAAATTACTAGATGGGCTTAAGACAGATTTAGAATGTTTTGAGCGTGTGTTAGGGTGTTATAAAAGTTATTATGAACATGGTGAGGAGAGGTTCTTTGAACAGAGCGTACTGCTATGGATGCGTAGGAATGATAATATATTTGATGTATTAGATTTTCTCGAACCTTTAGGCTTTAAATATAAACCTCCTCAGGAACTGGTAGATAAAGTTAAGGAATGGCTATGAGACCGCAGTTAGCGTTAAACATAAATAAATGTAGTAAACGTAGATTAGATGCCTTAAGAGGTAAAAAGGTTTTAGTAAGTGAGAAGCTAGATGGTCACTACGGTTATATAAATGCTGGTGATAATACAGTGTATAGTAGAACAGGTAAGGTAATTAATCTGGACATTGAATGGGAAAAGTTTAATGGTGAGGGTAGGTTTATATTTGAAATGTACGATGGTGGGGATGCTTATAGTGCTAAGAGTGCTATCAGTACAGGAGTTATAGAGTTACATTTGCATGATGTAATAGTTGATATTAGGGAAGATGCTCTTGAGCGTGTTAAGAGACTTGAAGATTATGGAATCTTTACAGTTGTTAAGCACACTGAGGAGAACTTTGATGATAGGTTAGCTTTAGCTGAAGAGGTTTGGTCTGCTGGTGGTGAAGGTATAATGCTTAAGAGTGGTTGTTATAATCCAGGATGTAGAGACAGTTCTTTGATGAAGCTGAAGAGAAGCATTAAAGTTACTGGTAAGGTTACAGGACACCAGGAAGGGATAAGTAAAGGTAGCTTTGTAGTTATGCTTGATTCAGGAGTTGAAGTTAAAGTAGCTGGTATTACAGATGATCTGTTTATAAGAATGTGTAAAGAGCAGCCTAGGGTTACTTTAAGCTGTATGGGAATTAATGCTTCAGGTAAACTTAGAGAGCCTAAGTTTAATACTATTCATTGGCAAGGTTAACGGCTAGACTTGTTAAGATGGCTAGGGAAAGATTGGTATTTTCACAGGGAGGTAAATGTGAAATATGTGGTATGGTTTTTACAAAAAGAGATTATGCTGTGTTAGATCATTGTCATGAGACAGGTAAAGTGAGAGGAGCTATACATAACAGTTGTAATGGAGGTGAAGGTAAGGTAAGACATAAAGCGAGCTGGTCACATAAGGGTGTTAGTAAGACAGATTTTCTTATAGGTTTAGGAAAGTACTTAGAGAAGTATAAACTAGATCCTAGAAGTATATCTAGATGAACATGGCAGACCAGATTGCTTTTGAAGAGCAAAGTCTTAAGGAACATAGGGATAGGTTTCTAAGTAAGTTTGACGGTACACTTCCAGCAAATAGGCTGGCTAAGGCTAGATTGTTGGAGGTTTCCAAAAAGCTGGAAGTGTTATCCAAAACTGGCGGTAGTGCTGGTAGATATAATAAAATACTTAAAGACAGTGTTATAGACAACGATTGGATAACTGTAGCGTATATAGGTATATCAGAGTTGTTTAAGGTGCTTTATACAGATGCTAATACTTTACAGAATATAATACATGATGTAGGGACGCAGTTGGAGAATAACTTTAGGAGTATGATATTCCAAAGAGACCATAGTCATAGAGTTAAGGGTCTTAATAAACAACTTGTAAGTACTAATAGTAGGGATAAAGCGTTTGCAGAGAGAAGCATTCGTGCTATTATAAATGATAGTAACTTAGATTGGAAGAAGTGGGATAGGGTAACAATAGGACATGTTGGATCAAGGATTATAAGATGTGTTCTTGATGTATACGCTGATATATTCTCAATAGAGATGTATAACGTTGGTAATAAGAGCTGGAATAGAGTAGTGGTATCTGAAAAGTATAAGGATTGGAAAGATGAATATGCTGAGTTTGCTGCTGTTCAACATACTAGCCCTTTACCGCTTATGATTAAACCTTTAGATTGGACAGGTGATGAGGTTGGTGGTTATTATACTGCTGCTTTACAAGTTAAGCAGATAAAGAGTCACAGTAAGTTGCATGATAAGAATACTTCTACAGGTGAGTTGCATAGGAAAGCTATGAACAGACAACAAGCTGTAGCTTGGAAGATTAGTGGTATACTTGAGGTACTACAGAGTATGCTTAGTAATGATGAGTTTAAAATATTTGATAAACATGTTTACGTTGACTATAAACCTAAGGAGCTTGAGATACATAAGGAGTTTAGAACTAAGGATCAAGAGGCTATAGTTAAGGTTTGGAAGAGGCTTAAGAGGGATGATTATACTGCTGAGATTAAGTGGAATAACTATATGCAGAAGAATAGCTATACGCTTAAGGCTGCATTAAAGCTGAGATCTTGGGGAGAGCATTATTATGTGTATACATGTGATATGATAGGGAGGATGTATTCATTAGGTAAGGGTGTGAATCCACAATCTAGAGATTTAGAGAGAGCATTAGCAGACTTTAGGGATGAGGTAGTAGTAACTACCAGAGGAGTGGAAAGAATAAAGATACATACTGCTAATATGTATGGTATAAAAGGAAGTGAAGAGGATAAGCTTAAATGGTGGGAAGATAATAAGGACATGATATCGGCTTGTAAGGATTATAAGTGTATGCTTTGGGTAGATGCAGATAAACCTTTTTGTTTCCTAAGAGCTTGTATGGAGGATTTCAAGAAGAGTTCATTACCAGTAGCTATAGATGGGGTATGTAATGGTATACAACATTACTCTGCACTGTTTAGAGATGAGGTTAGTGCTAAACATGTAGGTATAGGTGTGTCTGAGCCGTCTGATCTGTATACTGTGCTGCTTGATAAAGTTTATGATAAAATACCTTTGGATGTTTTAAATAGAAAGGTTATAAAGAAGATGGTGCTTCTTGTAGTGTTTGGTAGCGCTATACATAGATTAAGTTGGAAGTTGCATGAGTTCTTTGAAGATAATGGTATTAATTTGGAACAAGATTTAATTGACAAAGTAACTAAAGTTATAGTTAGAGTTATGAAAGAGGAGATTAGTTGTGTGCTAACTGGAACGAAATTACTTCAAGGTAAGGTTAACGGATTTATGTCTTGGACTACACCAGTTGGGTTTAAGGTGTTTCAACCTTATACTAAGAATAATAAGACTAGGATTAATTTAGTTATAGGTAGGCCTATTAGGATGCAGTTGAACAACCCTACTGAAGAGGTTGATGTGAGAAAGCAGAAACAGGCTTACCCACCTAATTACATACATAGTTTAGATAGTAGCCACGCTGTTGATATATGTAATAATACTACAGGGCCTATACGTTGTATATTTGATGATTTTGCTGTGCATTGTAATTACGTAGACAACTTAGAGAGAGTGGTACAAGATACGTTTGTGTGTATGTATGAGAATCTTATTGAAAAGAAGCTTGGTACATTAGATATTAATAAAGTAAAAGGTAGTAAGTACTTTTTCTGTTAGGAGATTGTTAGATTTAGAAGAGTTAGAAGAGTTTAATTTATTGGATTTATTGGAGGAAAGTATGGACATAAGTGAGCTATATACGCTGTTGCTTAAAGGTAATAAAACACGGGTTGCACATTTTGTAAAGCACTTAGAGAAGTATGGTGTGGATAATAAATTGTGCGAAGTAACTGAGACGAGTTTAGGAGAAACTTATAGTAGAACGATGGAGGTTAAAGCTGGTTCATTTGTTCTAGGTGAGAAACATAATACTGGATATGACTGGGCTATGGGTGGAGATATGATTATTCGTGAGTTGAACTCAGATTTTGGAGAGAAGCTGTCAGGAATGTTAGTACGAGGATCATGTAAAGAAGGAGTTCAGAACTTAGGTATGTGTCTAAGTGATGTTAGTTGGACTACTTATCATAAAGTACCTGAGGATGTTCCTTTAGAATTTAAAAAGGACTGGTTGCAGGGAATTTATGTAAAGAGTGTTGAGAAGCATAAAAGAGAAGTTAAGGGTGTGGCTAATGAGCATTGGGAAGAATGTCTTTCGCCGCAGTAGCAGTAGCTGTAGTAGTTGCAGGAGCAGCTTACTACACTACAGAGCAACAGAATGATGCAAATGAAGAAGCACAGAAAGAAGCTAGAAGAGCTGCTAGAGAAAAGTTATCTGCAGATAGAAAGGCTGATTATGAGAATAGAAAGAAAGATGAATTCTCAAGCACAGTAGGTAAAGGTATTGGAGATATTGGAGTACTTAGTACTCAGGTTGATAACAATCTATCAAGTACTTATAATAACGATCTTAAGTTATGAATGAACGTTATAATGAACTAGTGCAAGACAGAACAGAGTATACTGATAGATGTGAGCAATATGCTATTTGGACATTACCTAGTATGCTTGTAGATTATAATGAGGATACTAAGGATGTAGGTATTCAGCATGATTATCAAAGTTTAGGAGCTAGAGCTGTAACTAACTTAGCGAATAAGTTAATGTTAGCATTGTTTCATCCTAAGAATCCTTTCTTTAGGCTTACTATAAGTGATAAAGAAAAAGAGGAGCTTCTTGAACAGTTTGGTACAGAAGCTGAGTTAGATAGACTATTAGCTAGAGTAGAGACTTTAGCAACTGGTGAGTTTAACAAGGGTAACTTTAGAGAGAAGACTATAGAAGTGCTTAAGCATTTAATTATATCAGGAGATTGTTTGATAAAATTTAATGATGATAGTATGGTGGTTTATAACATGTTATCTTATGTTAAACAAATTTCTAATGAAGGTGTATTAGAAGAATTAATCATCAGAGAGCAAAGAGATGAGGAAGATTTGTTTACTATAGTTAAGCTTGAGGGTTCAAAGTATAGAGTTACTCAACAAATTGCAGATGGAGAAGAAACTCATGTAAGGGATTACGCTAAGGATAAGCTGCCATGGGTTAGTCCATATTGGCAGAGAGTTGGATTGGAGCATTATGGAAGGGGGTTAGTGGAAGAGTTGTCAGGTGATTTTGTGCAGATAAGTAATGTATCTGAGAGTATAGCTAAATTAACTGTTATAGTTGGGGATGTCAAGTTTCTTGTAAATCCCGAAGGCAATACATCAGTAAAGGATTACAATGATGCAGAGGTTGGGGAATACCTATCAGGTAAACCCGGAGATATTGTAAGCACTGGTATAGAGGCGCAACCACAACTAGAAGCATTGATTAACCTTAGGAACGACTATAAGCGTGATATTGGTGGAGCATTCCTTTTGAATAGTGCTGTACAAAGAAACGCTGAACGTGTGACGGCTACTGAAATAAGAGCTAACATGCGTGAATTAGAAGAGACTTTAGGTGGTGTGTACTCAACTCTTTCAGTTAATCTACAATTACCTTTTGCTAAGAGATTAGTTAGTATGTTATCTGAGGAGTATAATTCTCTGGTGGTTACTATACTTACTGGAGCAGAAGCGTTAAGTAGATTCTCTGAATTAGAGAGTTGGAAGAATTTGTTCATTGATTTGAGCAATTCACAGAATGTTCCTCCTGATGTGATGGATAGGATTGATCCTGATAAATATATAGCTGTGTTATCAGCTGGGTATGGATTAGATCCAGATAAAGTGTTAAGGACTAAAGAAGAATACGCGGCTCTAGTTGAAAATAGACGTGTACAACAACAACAGGCTTTAGAAGATGAAGCTGCAATCAAAGGAGAAGTTTAATGGATACTCGTGAAGAGTTTTTAGAAAAAGCTGGTATTCCAGCTACAACTGTAGAAGCTAATGGTGGAGAACTTACTAGTTCTCAACAGGAGTTAATTCGTAAGGAATATGGAGGAGCTATTCTTGATTTACTGAATAGTGAAACTAAATACCGTAGAGAAGAAAATGCACGAGTTGCTAGTGTAAAAAGTGATAATACTAATAAGGTGCTTGCAGAGATGTTCTCTGATGTAGAAGGTGATCCTATAGGTAACTTCACTTTAGTTCAGAATTGGGCTAAGATTAATTTGGATAGTGATACTTTTACGGAATTAAGTAAAATGGTAGCAGAAGGTGGTATGACTCAAAAAGCTGGTTTGGATATACTACGTAAAGAGTATGAGAAGGATAATGTACTTAGTACTAAAGAAGTAGAAGGTGGTAATAATAAGGTAGGTAAGGAAATGATCTCATCTGATGAATGGCTGAATCGGTTAGATAAGCTTGATGCAGATGGGTTAGGACGCGATAGTAAACAAGGGTTAGCTCTTGAGAAGCTACGTGAAAATTCAATGGACAACTGGGAGTAATTAAATGGCTGAGATTTTAGCAGGTAGTAAATTTACAACATCGCAAGCTGAGAAAGGCTGGTTAGCAGGTAAAGATACAGGTAATATTCGTGTATCTTCAGGACAGGTGGAGTGGGAAAAAAAGCTTATTCGAGAAGTATTTGAGAAGAGTAAGTTTGGTGGTATGGGTGCTTTTGACCGATTAGTTGGTACGGATCAGTGGAAGTCTAAGATGTTTGGAGGCGGTGGTTTAAAACCTTTATATAAGGGTGTAATTGCTGATAATGCTGAGGGACTTACTGTTGACTTTGGAGCTCGGATTGATAGTCCTCAAATTTGTCGAAGTAAGATTGCTTTTGTAGAAGAGTTCTTCAAGGATTATGACTATCAGAAAGAAATGCGTGTTAGTCATGCACGTGAGATAACTAAGTTTATTGATCCGTTGACTCCATTGATGGCTGTTAAGGGTAGTCAGATTACAGCTAAGCAGATTGTTGTTGATGCTAATGGTAGTCCTACTGGCGCTAATGACCTAAATGGTGGTTGGTATGACCAAAGTACAGGTGCTTATCGTGTGTCTGGAGCACAGGCTTGGACTTCATTAGAACGTGATACACCTAAGGGACATAAAGGTGGTACTGCTGTTGAACTATTCGATGTGAATGATGAGTATGATTGGCGTAAGATTAGTGAAGCTATTCTTCGTATTAGTATGAATCTAATGTTGAATGATATTGACATGGATGGGAGTGATGGTTATCTTTGGTTAGATCCAGTGATTTATAACGTGTTAATGCGTAATGAAGATCACTTAAATCTAGTGTTTGATACAGTATCTGATAATGTACATACAGGACGTGCTGTAAGTTTACATGGTGTACCTATTCGTACTACAAATCGTTTACCTAAGGTAGGTGATGTTGGTAAGGTACATCCGTTGAGTAATGCAGCTAATGGGTTTAGTTACAATACTACTTTACAAGATGCACTTTGTATCGCTGTCTGGTTTGCTAAGAATTCTGTCAAACGTATTAAATTGTTTAATACACAGAGTTTTAATCATTATCAGGAATTAGATCATGCACGTTACTTAGATGATATTATCTGTGTAGCTGCTGCTCCTAACGAGATTCAGTATACTGCTGCAATCTTTCGTAAGTTGGAAGGTAATCATACTAAAGCATTACTTGAAGCGCGTTATTTAGGTAGCTTATAAGTGTTTAAACTAGATGCGATAAACTTTTTATTGAATCTAGTTGGGGCAACAAGTGTGGAGTCTGAGGACTCTGCACATCCTCAAGTAGCTGCTATAAAGAGTAGATTAGAAGAGGCTAATGAATTAGTACAAAGAAGAGGTTGGTGGTATAATACTGCTAGAGACATTGAAGTTGATGTAGGAAGTAGTGGACTTCGAGAAGGTATACTACGTGCTGTTCCTGCTAATAAACGAATAATTGTTACTGGGGATATATTCTGGGAAGTTAATAGTGCTAATCAGATAACCAGTGGTGTAGTCCTTTGCGAAGAAGTTATATATAAATTATCTTGGGGGATGACTCCTTATTGTATACAAGAGTTGATAATGTATGTAGCTGCTGTCGGTTTAGTAAGAACTGACATAGAGGATGAGGAAAAGATAAAAGGGTTAGAAGTAACTTTAAAGGGTATAGAGAAAGAGTGTAAGTCTGAACATGATGAACATCAGATTTTACCTGACCATGAAGAAGCTATTCATGCTAGTATAAACTATGTGTTACATAAACTTGGTTTAGAAGAAACTATAAACGCTACTAGCAAGAGACCTGATGTATGGAAGATTAGGTTGATGTTATACGCAGAGTTAGCTGCTACTAGTGCATTAGGTTGGAATTATAATACTAGATGGAACTTTACGTTAAGTAATCCTAGTAATCCTAATACTGTACCAGAGGCTGTAATGTCTGCTCATACTAAGGATAAAAGTATAGTTCATAGAGGTAACTCATTCATTAAGAATGGGGCTGTAGTTGCTGTTGCTGATGTACCTTTAAATAAGGCTGTATACGCTCTGTTGTTTGTAGAGACACCAGTGTTATTAGCTGAGGTTATTAGACTTAAGGTTGCTATAGAAGCTCTATTAGCTAGTGATTTAGATAAAACTAGTGTTGTTAATAATCTAGAGGAAGAGCTTAAGGTTAGATGGGAACAGTGGTTAGTGGAGAATGCTAAACATAAGGAATATGCTAAACATGAAAGCCCTTTATTAGTAGCTATTAACTATGTGCTTGAGAAGAAAGGTGAAGAAGAGGAGTTAGATGAGACTACTAGTAGACCTGCTGTATGGAGAATAAGGTTAGATCTATATGGGATGTTAGCTGCATTTGCTGCACAGGGTTGGAATTATAATACTAGAAGAAACTTTAACATGGCTGATACTGGTACATTGATAGATGCTAATGTTATGTCAGCAGAGTGTGCAGATAAAAGCATATCTTTCCGTAGAAATGGTTTTGTTAAAGATGGTGTTGACCTACAAGTTAGTAGTGTACTTCTTGAGAAAGCTGTTTATCATTTGTTGTTTGTAGAGACACCTATTTTAGTTGTTGAGATAATTAAGATTAAGGTTGCTATAGAAGCGTTGCTTACTATGAGAGATCGTGGTGATATAATCACTGTTTTACGAGAAGAGCTTAAGGTTAAGTGGGCTGAATGGTTAATAGAAGATGCTAAACATGATGAGTACCCAGAAGCTGAGACTGATTTACTAAATGCTGTAAATTATGTATTACGTAGGATTGGTAAGGATATAGCTCTTGGAGAGACTACTACTAGACCTGAAGTTAGGGAAATTTTATTAAACATATATAAGGCGAAGGCAGATGTACAAGCTACTGGTTGGCATTTCAATACTAAAAGAAACTTTACTCATTTTGGTAATGTTCCTAATAATGTACTCTCTCTTGAGTTAAGAGATAAGAGTAAACGATTTACAGGACAGACTGAAGATAACTTTGGTGAAGTTACAGGAGAGTTGTGTGAACGTGCAGTTTATGATTTAGATTTTCAGAAGATACCTAATACACTACAGGATATAATTAAGACTAAGGTTGCTATTGATCTTATGATGGATATAGGTAAGGATACTGCTTATTTAAATGGGGAGTTAGCTCCTCTATGGGAAGCTTGGGTTGAAGAAGATAGTAGACATGTGGAGTATCCTGATTCAGAGGGTTCTTTACTAGCGGCTGTGAACTATGTGTTACATAGAACAGGTGAAGCTGTTACTTTGAGTGTAGATAGTACTAGACCTGAGGTTAGGGATATTATACTTAAGTTGATGAAGATGAAGAGGACAGTGCAGACTATAGGTTGGAATTACAATACTAAGCATGCTATGAACTTATCAGGATTTCTTGGTAATGATGTACTGAGTACAGAGTTGAGAGATAAAACGTTAAGACAGGTTGGAGCTACTATACAGGATTACAATGGTACTGTGACGTCAGGATTATGTGAACGTGCAGTTTATGATTTAGATTTTGGTGATATTCCTGAGAACTTACAGAACGTAATTAAGATGAAGGTTTGTGTTGATTGTGTGCTTGATCTTAAGGAAGCGAAGGATGTAGCTTATCTAAGTAAGGAGATTGATGCTGCTTGGTTGGTTTGGTTAGAGCAGGATAAGTTAAGAGAATTTATTAAACCTAATTCAGATAAATTTCTATTGGCTATTAATTATTGTTTACAGTTGAATGGAGACAGATTAGCTAGGTTGTCTGAGAATACAGAACCTAATGCTATGGTAGTTAAAGAGATTATAGATTCTTTATCAGAAGCTTATCAGAGAGATATAAATTGGTTTAACAGATATACTGATATGAAGGGAGAGGAAGTTTTATTACTTGATAATGTGCTTGATGTAGTATGTGAGGATGAAGAGTATATATGGACTGGAACAGAGTTTTGGGATCTTGAATTGAATAAGGTTGTAGAAGCTAAAAATGTTATATGTGAGTATGTTATATATAAGAAGGAGTTTAATGATTTGCCTCTGGTAGTTCAGAAGATGCTTCAGATAAATGCTGCTATAGAATATATAACTAGAAGTAATAAGCCTAATGTGTTGGAGAAGTTGAGACCGTTAGTTTATATACAGAAGAGAGCTAATGCAGAAGTGCATCAAAACAATCTTAGGATTACTAGGCTTAATGCTCTTGATAATTCTAGAAATAGTAGAATAATGAATCACTATAGAAGTGGTATGGAGAGTGGTTGGTGAGGATAGAAGGACATTTACCTCCGCCTATATTAGGAGTTAGTACAGCTACTAGAACTAAGATGGGTGACGGTAAAGCAGTGGTGCAAGAGAATTTTAGAAGCAATCCTAAATTTATGCTTAAGAGAAGACCTCCTATACAGTTTGTGAGGAAACTATCAGATGGAATTAGGAAGTTAATATTTCACTATGTAGAGAGGTTAGGTAAGATACTTGGGGTGATACTATATGACGATGGTGAAGTTCAGGTATGGAGAGACCATGTGATGACTAGTAGGTATTTACCTACAGAATATATGGGTGATCTTAAGGATATGAGAGTGCTTAGTATAAATGACTTTATAGTGATATTGAATACTGATAAAGTAGTAGCGATGGATGATTTTATTAAAGGTCATGATAAACAGTGTACTCATATAAATGTAGAGATAGCTTTAGCTTACGAAAGTAGCGTTAAGTTAGAATTATCTAGAGTTAGTCCAGAAGGTGTGGTTAAGGCTGTAAAGTATATTACTTATACTGTAGATGCTGTTAATTATGATACAGATGATTATGGTGCTGCAGATAAGTCAAGAAGCACTTATGAGGTTGCTAAAGGTTTAATGGCTAATATCAGTGGTAACGACTATGCAGGTGCTATAGGTGATTTACCTAGTGTTTGGTCTGCTGTTGATAACTTTGGTAAGTATGTAGGAAGCATAGGTGATGCTAATGGTTGGGCTGAGTATCAGGCTGTAAGAAGTGATCTTGCTACGCAGAAGGCAGACATAGATGGACAAATAATGGTTCTATTAAATGACATGAAGTTACTGTCTGGTGAGCTGTCAGGTGTAGCAGATCCTGTTGGATATGATGCGACATATGCAGCGTTAAGTGTACCAGTAGGTGGTATACAGGGTATTATAGATTACATGCAAGGTGTGTTAAACAATATATCAGGTAGTGGTCTAGATGACTCATCTATGAACATTTGGATAAGTCAAGCACAAGTTGCTAAGGATTTATCGCTTGGTTATTTGAGTACATTAGCTGCTCCTCCTATAGCGGAGTTGATGCTAGGAAGCTTTAGAGCTAAACAGTTGGGTAGTAATATATCAGTTTACATTGATGAAGAAGGTACTTTAGATACTGTGCAGATTACTATGGAGAAAGGTAGTGGAGATGGTAACATTTCTATTATACATCCAGTGACTGCAAGTACATCAGGGTTACCATTATATGCAGCAGCAGGATCAGTGCTTACTATAGAGCCAGATCCTAGTAATGATAATGTTACTAAGACTTCAGGGAACTATTATCTAATAGCTAATCCTATCAAGAAGGGAGCATTAGATAAGGAGATGACAGAAGTTATTTGGCAAGAGACTGCGAATCCTTGGATAAAGAACAGAATTAATCAAGGTACTATGCCTTGTACTTTAATGGTTGGAATAGAGCCTACTATAGATGGATCAGAGATAGTAGCATCTTGGGATTTAGGTAGTAGTTGGAGAGATAGAGAGAAAGGTGATGAGATAAGTTGCCCTAATCCGAGCTTTATAGGTAAGACAATTAATAGTATGACGTTCTTTCAAGGTAGGATGGTGTTTATTAGTGATGATAATGTGGCTATGACTGAGACTACAGATGTGTATAACTTCTTTAAAGCAAGTGCGCTTAAGTTGTTAGTTACAGATCCTGTTGATGTAGGGAGTAGTGCATTGGCTGTTGATAAGTTAATATATACAGCTGTGCATAATAAGGATTTACTTTTATTTAGTAGAAATGCTCAGTTTAAGATTCCTGGTAATAAAGCTATAACTCCACAGAGCATTAGTATGTCATTAACTACAAGACATGATATAGATGTAAACGTGAGTCCTATAGAAGTTGGTCATAGGATATTCTTTGGAACTGACTATGGTGATAGTGCTGGAGTGCTAGAGTATACTGGTCTAGTTAACACTACTATGGATACTACATTAGATATAACTAGTGATGTAGTTGGTTATATAAGAGGTGATCTTAAGATGTTTGCAGCTAGTAGAAATCTAAATGTAATGGTATGTACCAGTACAAATGAACCTGGTAATGTACTATTCGTGAATGAAATGTTTGGTAAATACAATTCTTGGAGTAAGTGGATACTACCAGAGTGTGTAATAGAAGGAGCTTACTTTACTACAGAGCATCTATATGTGATAGTGACTAAGGATGTCACGGAGCTGAAGAGGTTTAAGTTAAGTAAAGAGGAGACTAAGGGTTTAGGTGAGATTTATCTTGATGATATACAACCTGCTGATAACATACCTTTAGGTTATGGTGAGTATGTAGCGTTTGCTGGTGAGGATGGTGATTTTAGGGAAGTGGGTATAACATCGGCTGAATATGTTGGTAAGAGATATACTTCAGTGTATATACCTAAGCCTATATACAGGAGTGATAAAGGACAAGCTCAGTTAGGTGAGAGGATTAGAGTGACTAGTTTCCACGTACATACGGAGAATACTTACAAGTTAAGTATGGAGAAGGTTGGGTTTGGTTCAGTGCCTAATAAACATACAGTAGAGAATTTATCTAGAGTTAGTAATGATATACTTTATAACTACTGTTGGGATGGTGTAGCGGACTTTTATTTTAAGGACGATATGCTTTTATTTGATGCTAAGTTTTCTACAGATAGTTATTTAAACTGTACTGTGAACTCTATAATGTGGAGAGGTCAGTATAAAGAACGCTCTAGAAAACTATAAGGAGGGATTATGTCAATATATGGTGAGGCTATAGGGTCGTTAGCTGGTAATGCTGTGCAACTTCTTGATGATAGAGAGGAGACTGCACTTTATAATGATACTTATAATAAGTGGAGCAGTTTCTACACTAAGCGGGAGAATACACGTAGACAAATGGATACTTTAGGATTTGGTATACAACACTTGAATAAAGAGGGTGTATTGAGTGATGATCGTATTAGAAATGAACAAGATAATAAAGAAGGTAAGATAGCTGTTAGTGCTGCTGCTGCGGGTTTGCGGGGTAGTAGTGTACATAGCAACACTTATCAGACTAAGGTTACTGAAGCGTTCTCTCTAAGAGATTCTGAAGCTAAACGTGAAGAGAAGAGGAAGGGGTACTTAGAACAGAACAGACAGTTAAGGTATAACCTTAACAATATGAAAGAGCCTGAGGATAAGAAGAAAGATAATCCTTGGTTGGCTGCTATAGGTAGCAGTGCTAGTATAGTATCATCGCAAGAGTTTGCTGATGGAGTTGTAAATGCTTGGGATTCAGGAGCTGAAGCTTGGGGTTCAGAAGCTAATTAATTATAGAGGGCTTGTCCCTCTATCTAAGGAGGTAGAATGGATTTTAATATAAGTGCTGAGAATGATGTTTATGCAGGTATTATTGAAAAGAAAGAATCATCTAATCCACTGGTTATTAAAGCGGATGTGAGCACCCGTCAGGGTATGACTGACAAAGATGGTAATAACATCAAGAAGATTGCTGGTGGTTTAGCTGATGGTTTGACTAGAGTGGCTGATAATCTTGTTAAGGTTGATGAGAGTAGACGGTCTGTAGAAGCTAGTATGAGACAGGGACAACAGCTTGGTATAAATGAGGTTGATCGTAGTAGAAAGCGTGGTGACTGGGTTAAAGCATTGGCTGGGGAAAGCTTAGAGTATAGAGTTGTTCAACAGCAAGCGTTGATGAACAATATGGATGCTTTACATATTGAGAATGTAGCTTTAGTAGATAAGTCTGCTAATATATCTACTGAGGACTTGATTAAAAAACAACAAGAGATGCTGCCTAAATATCTTGAGAACTTTGAAGGTGATTATGAAACACAGAAGCTGATCATAGATAAGTTTAATAAAGATAGTTCTGAGTTGTCTAGAAAACATGCAAAGGCTAGAGCTGCTTATGTAGCTTTGGAAACTCAAACTGTTGCTAAGGACTTTTTAGGAAAGCAAGCTGACAGGGTTGCTCAAGATGTGGAAGATGCTCAAGGTGATCCTGTAAGGTTGCAGGAGATTGGTAAGAATCTGATGGACACTATAAACGGTAGTCAGGATATACTTGCGCTTAGTAAAGAAGCTAGAGATGCTGTTTTGAAGGATACTGTAGTTAATAGGCTTATAGATGGCAAGATAGGAATGTATAGAGCTATGAAAGAGTTTGGCGGTCTTGATAAGTTCTCTACAAAGAATCAGAAAGAAGTTGCTAGGGCTATAGTTAAATATGATGTCAGTACTGGTAAGCTACTAAGCACTGGTAAGCTAAGGTTGAAAGAAGCGTTAGGAACGGATGGTTATGATGCTAAGGTTATAGAGTATAGAGCTAAATTAGCTGCTAGAAACTCAGGTACTGAAGCGCATAGACTTATGACTGCACAGTTTAGAGCTGAACAGTTAGGTTTGTTTCAAGCTACTAAGAATAAGACTGAAGCTGAGGTTAAAGCTCAGAAGAAAAGTGAGTTTGATTTAGCTTTGGATGAATTAAAGAATCCTGATGCTTATGGTGTTAAAGATAAGGACGTTCAAGATGACGTTGTTAAAGATGAGGACGTTAAAGTTGTTAAAGAAGTTAAATTTGAAACTAGACCTAATAAGGCTACTGATTTTAAGACTTTAAATACAGGAGGATATAGTAAGAGAGCTATGGCTATGTATAAGCAACCTAAAAGGCTAAGTGCCTATGAGGCTGCTAAACCTATGATGATAGAGGCTGCTAAAAGAGCTGGTATAGATCCTGGAGCGATAGCAGAGATTGCTAACTTTGAGAGTAGCTTTATAAGTACAGCAGCAGCGTTTGGTGGTAAGAGATCAGATTATTCAGCTTTTGGTTATGGACAGTTTATAAATACGACTTGGGTTGCGATGATTGGAAAGTATGGTAAGAAGTATGGTATAAATCCTAAGACACCTGGAAAGTATCGTAATGATAAGAAGATTCAGATGGCTATGTTAGCTGAGTTTACAAAAGAGAATATGGCTTTAGGTAAAAAGAATGGTGGTGGTGACGATGCTGCTAATATATACGCTTACCATAATCTAGGTGGTGGTAAGGCTAATCAGTTCTTTAATGAGTTGAGAAAGAATCCTAATAAAGCTGTTGGTAAGAAGTATGGCGGGATTATGTCTAATAAGGTAGTAAGTGGTAATAGAAGTTTATATGGTGACGGTACGTGGACGTATGCTAAGGTATATAAGGCTATGCAGGGACATATGGAAAAAGGAAGAATGTTCGCAGCTGATATTAGAGGTAATATAAATAAGGGTAAGGCTCAAGTTAAAGGATTTGATGAGGGTCGTGAACAAGAGAATAAAGAAAGGGATGTTAATACTGTTGGTAAGATGGATGCTGTAGAAGCTTCAGGAGTGCAGAAGGAGTTTGACGATAATGTTAAGAGTAATCCTAATGAAACTGTTAAGGATGTCATATCTCTGGATACTATAAGATCTAATCCTAGTGTTTATGGAGATGGTAGTAAAACGTTTAAAACTTTAAATAAAGAGAATGAACAGTTTACTCCTAAGAAAGTATCTTTTACAGATGTTAAAGGGGTAGAGAAGATAGCTGAAAAGGATAACAAGAGGGACGGGGCTATACAAAGGCTTAAAGCTATTATAGATACACAGCCTACAGGTACTCCTGAAGAAAAAAGGGTACATACTAGTAATGTTATTAAAGCTAGAGCAGCTCTGATAGATCTTGAAAAGAAGACGGCGAGTGATACTATAAGTGATTTACAGACTAGAATAAAACAAAGATCTGAGTTGTTTGATATGAATGAGATAGCTAGTAAGCCTGATCTATTTGCTGGAGTTATAGAAGAGTTAGGAGATGAGATTAATTCAGCTACTAATGAAGATATAAGACTACTGTTGATGGAACAGATGAACAGATTCAAAGGTGAAAAGAAGAAGCATGCAGCGAAGAGAGATGAAAAAGGAGGCTTTATAGAGGATGTTGAAAAGAGAAGTGAGATACAGCAGCAGGAAGGAAGTATTAATAGGAACGCTGATCTAGCTCAAAACAACCTGATAAGTGATAAAGCAACTAAGAAGGCTGCTAATGCTTTAACTGCTGTGAAGAATATACTTGGTAATGATAGTGGTTGGGAAGGAGATACTCCTAATATTAAAGAAGCTATAAAGCAGTTGTATAATCCTGAAGTTGGTTTGAGATATGCTAAGGAATCATTTAAAAATGAGACTATTAAAAACCCTGTAGTTACTGAATTTGTCGGTAGCATGATGGAAGATCTTGGCAGTCTTTGGAATCTTAGAAAAGGTACAGAGGGATATGGTTACATGAACAAAGGAGCTGAAGATGGTTTTAACACTTTAGTTGAATTAAATAAACATAAAGGTAGAATGGCTGCTAATTTTAAAGTTACTGAGATGAAAGATATAGATACATTTATAACTGCTAAACGATTAGGTAGATTACCTAATGAGATTTATAAGGAGATAAATGAAAGTAAAGAAGCTAAGGAGGAGTATAAGCTATATACTAGCAATGGTTCTGTAATGAGTAATGTTGATGAAGCTTTGGATTTAATAAATAGTACAGGTGGTCATAAAAGAGCAGGATATAGTCAGAACTCTTTTGAGTTTAATGATATCAATAAGGCTTTAGAGGCTATAGAATATGCAGAGAAGCATGCTAGTGGTACTAACAATATTAGAAAACTAGCTGAACAGATAATGTTTAGAGATAGTGTGTCTTTAAATGGTAGAGTGTTGTTTAATGCTAAAGAGCTAGATAGTATACCTGTAAATGTAGATGGAGAAGAATTTGAATATAGTATTCAAGATGTGTTAAACAACTCTGCGGACTTTAATGACTTTGCTTTAAATACTGGTGCAGGTGGTGTATTTGGTGTGGATCAAACAGATAAGAAAGACTTTATGTTTGGTAGATTACCTATGAAGTCTGTTGCTTGGGATAAAGATAATAAGATGTTACTGCTGCAAGCAGAGGGCAACAGTGCGTCTGTGAGAATTAGTTATGATATGATACTTGGTTATGCTAAGGAAACTCATGCTAAGACTGTTGCTTATAAGGCTAATCAGCGTTTATTTAACAGTACTATAGGTGGGTATTTACCTAATGAGCGTAATGCTAGACGTTGGGCTAAGGAGTCTAGTGTTGTTCAAGGTATTAAAAAAATTTTTAAATAGGAGGTAGTATGGCTAAGGGGTATGATCCAGATACTTGGGAAGGGAACAGAGAGAGAAATCTAACTGCACATGAAGCAGATACTGATCTTGGGAAGATAGAGAATAAAGCTGCTCATAAGATTATAACTGATGATACTAAGATTAAACAGGATAAAAGTGGGTTTGGTTTCTTTGGTAGAGATTTAGTTAATACTGACATTGAAACTTCTAGAGGGTTAGTTGATATGAAGCTAGCTTTTGTTGATAATGAGATTGGAACTATGTCAGATGCTTATGGACAGAATCCTGATCCTGAGAGAGCTAAGTTGAGTGATGCATTTTCTGTAGGTAGAATGAAGGTTCGTCATTTAGAAGGTGGATTGACTGAGGATAAAGTTAATGGTGTATTAGAACGAAAGGCTTTGTATAATAAGGCTGTGGTAGCTCTTGAGAATAAAGAGATAACTCATGAACAATTTCTTGATGTACTTGGTGATACATATGCAGGAGAGGCAGGTAAAGATGTTGTTAAATATCAAGAGATGATACAGAATCAGAAACAATCTTTACCTTATGAAGTTGCTAAAAGCGTTGAGTATAATCGTATTCCTGGTCAAGGTACTAGAAGTGGAGTTAATAAGCCTAGAGAATTAGGTTGGTTTGAAAGCTTAAAGAAGACTGTACGTGATGTAGATACTGGTGGAGTGTTAGGTGGTGAGTATTCAGTTGCTGCTGCTAATGCTAATCAGTTCTCATTATCTAAGAGCCTTTTCCTACATCAAATGGAGAAAGAGGCTAGGGAGCTAAAGGATGAGAGTCTTCCTGGATTTGATGTAGAATTAGCTACAAAGGGTTTGAATGAAGAGCAGAAGAAGGATGTTATAGAGGAGCTTGAGGAGTTTGGAGAATACGCTGCTCAAAGAGTGTCTGCTGAGTATGAACAGTTTAATAAAGAGACTAGTGTAATAGAGGGTGCAGGGCTTTGGGAGAATCTATATAGTGGTGTAGGTGGCGGTTTATTACAACTGCCTATGTTATTAGCTGGTGGGTTGGTTGCAGTACCTATACGTATGGGTGCATCAGCTATACCTGTAGTTGCTCCGAGATTAATGTCAGCTATGTCTCAATTGGCTAAGTATACATCTCCGATGTTTAAGAAGTCTTTAGCGTTAGGTGCTGAAGGTGCTGCTAATGGAGTTGCGCTATCAGCATTGGTTGGGGAAGCTCAACTAGCTAGTGATAGAAGTATGACTAAAGAGAGATATAAAGAACAGTTATTGTTTGGAGCTGCTTTTGGAGCTGGTATGGGAGCTTTATCACCTATGGTTGGTAAAGGTTTCAATGCTGCAATGAGTTGGAAACGTAAGAGAGCTAATGATAGGACGGTATTGAATGAGGCTATTGATAATCATGAAGCTAACTCTAATGCTGCTGATAATTTAAGTGATAGTGTAACTGCGCTGGAAGTTCCTGATGAGACTGTAGCTGATTATGTATATACACAGAGAAACGGTGTTACTAACGAAGAAGTATCTACTAGAGTAGCTAACGACAGAGTGAAGGCGGGTATTTTAGCTAGAGATAAGACAAGAGACTCTGGCCTAGAGGCTTTTGATGTAAAACCCTTAAGTGAAAGGTTACAAGACACAAAGAATACAACTGAGGCTTTTGATGTGAAGCAAAGTGAAGGGCTACATAAAAAGAGTCCAGAATCAAATGTTCAAAAAACTTTAAGTGAGGCTTTAAGTGGTACAGTAAAGGTTAAAGATGAACCAAAGAAGGTTAAAGCTGATAATAATACTATAGCAGTAGCTGCTAACATTAAGAGGGTTGAGATACCTAGGACTGAAGAAGGTATTCTTGCTAGAGATATAGTAATAGCTAAGAAAGAACTTAAAGAAGCTGAAGAAGCTTTAGTAGTGTTAGGAGAAAAGATACCTGTGGAGATGACGACAGTAGAAAAGGACTTGCAGGGCGTTACTAAGGGATTAACTGCGAATGAAGCAGAGATGGCTAAGATAGAACTTGAGATGGAAGTTATGAAGAAGAAGCTTAATATTAAACGTTGGGTATGGGATGATGAGGCGGTTACTATGTCACAAGAGGAGTTGGTGAATTTACCTGAGGAGTTTAAGGACGTTAAGACAGGTTATTCTGAAGAAGTTAGTACACCTCTATATGTTAAGCAACTTGGTATGATGGAGGAAGCTGTTAAACAAGTTAAAGTAGTTGAGGCTCAGGCTAAGGCTAAGGTTAAAAACTTATATAAGGAGTTTGAAGGTGAGACTACCGTAAGAGATGCGCTGACGCGTTTGAGTAAACAGGATTTAACCGAGGAGCAAAGAAGTGTGTTGAAATTACTGCAGACTCGTGATATAGATGAGAAGTTTACAGTAAAGGAACGTTATGCAAAGGAAACTGATAGAATACCTAGAGGTGCTTATACTAAAGATGGTGTAGAAGTATATAAGAGTACACTTAGTAATAGAGGTTTTATTAATACTAGCTTACATGAGATAATTCATGCAGCTACTAAGGTTAAACTTAAAGAACGTGATAACACTGATTTGTTAAATATAGCAGGAGAGCTTAAGAAGTCTCCTGACAAACGACTTAGGGAAGTTGCAGATTCAGTTGATGAAATGCTAACTTACGCTGCTACTAGTCCTAATGCAGGTAAGCTTATGAAAAAAGTGGCTGTAGGTGATAGTGATGCGCATACTGAAATTATGAAGGTGCTTGAGGATATTATAGCTCCTAGTTATGAAGATAAGATAAAAGCTAGGTTAGGTAAGAGTCTTGGTGAAATACATGGTGAGGGTACTTTAACAAAACGTTTGAAAGAACAGGCTAAGAAGCAACAGGTTTTAACTTTTCAAAAAGCGGATGCTGATGGTGTTGCGCTGCTACAAGCTAAAGCGGAAAAGGTTACTAGTCTATATGAGATACGAATAGAGAGACCATTAGAAAATGATATTGATAAGTCAATAAAGACTTTGGCTAAACAGAAGGATCTTTCAGATACTAATGTAGAATTATTATCTTATTTACTACGAAGAAAGAAGGAGATAGAAACAGGTGAGTACGCTGTGGATATGCCTATGCTGGCAGCTAAGGGTAAGAACTTAAATACTATAACTGATATAGATTATGAAGCTACTGGGATTGATCCTGTGACTAAAAGATTTAGTGTACAGGGAGATACGAGTTTAGACAAGTTAAAGAAAATAGTTAATGGACTGACTGAGAACTTCAGTACTGATACTAGTAAACTTATTAGTATGATTGATGTTATTGATAATACATTTGATGTAGTGCCAAATGAGATTTTAATAAATATTGGTAAAAAGTTGTGGGGAATTGATAAATTCTCTAGGGTAAGTATAAAGAATACTATGGAGTTACCTTCAGGAAAGTTAAAGTTAGATGAGTTAAGAAAGTATATAAAACATTCTGATATATCTGGTGAGAGTTATTACATAAATGAAGATACATTTACTAGGAATTCTGAACAGAAAGATGGGTTTAATATATTTGATGATTTTGATGAGTATGGAGATTTACGTAAAACAGATTACAGACAACAGTTGTCTGATGAGCTGCATGATGTTGAGGTAGATAAGCTTGCTGTTGGTACGAATGTAGATAAAGTGTATGATGTAAATGCTGACGCTAAACAAAGTATACATGATGCTTATAAGGAAGTTGGGATGTTTAAGAGTGAGTTGACAGAGTTAGACAGACTCTATAAAGAAGTAGAGCTCAAGGCTGATTTAGAATATGTAGGCACAACTGCTAATACTCCAGAGAGGGTAGCTGTAGTGACACGTTGGAAGAGATTGCTTGATGATATGGCTGAAACAAGAGCTGAGAAGAGTAGATTTCATAATCAGTACAAGGACATTGTGGGAAGATTAGCTTTTAAATACATCCAGAAGATGCATGATATAAAGCCTAAGGACACTTTTGTAAGAGTTGGTAAAAACTTTGATGAGGTTCACAAAAGAACTCCCAAAGAAGTAGTAGAACAAGCTCAGTTTGTAAGGAAGGATCTAGATGAGGGTTTAGAATGGCTTCGTAACAATGGTGTTAAAAAGATTGACGAGGATAGTCCTAAAGTGCTTAGAGATAATATTGATGAGTGGAATGAGGAAGGTAAGTTTAGTAATTTTCTAACTGAGAAGTATAAGGTTGTAGATGCTATGCGTAATAAGCTTAAAGAGGTGAAGGCTAAGGAGATTGAGAAAGCGTTGAATGCTTCTGGGTTTACTAAAGTTCCTAAACGCTATTCTGAACACTTTCTTGGTAAAGATAACAAGTACAAGCTAAATAAGGAGCGGAAGTTAGCTGAAATTAGAGTATTGAAAGGTAAGACTAAAAAGGATTTAAGTAAATCTCAACTTATAGAGTTAGATGATTTAATTGATACTGAGATTGGAGCATTTACTAAATACGCTGAGAACTTGAAGAGAATACAAGGAGAGCGGAAACTGGTTTTGGGTAAGGGTAAGATTAATCTACAGGATAATGCTTATAAAGCTGAGATAAACAAAGTAGGTGAACATGTTAGTAACAGAAAACGAGAAGATATAAACAACTTTGTTGCTGGTGCTACTTCGGAGTCTGAAATTGCTATGAACCATACGAGTATACTTGAGGAGGAAGTTCTGGCTCAAGCTAGTGAGAAGTTCTTTTCAAAACATGGTATAGTTAGTACAGATAGATTGTCTGGTGCAGAGTTTACAGGTGCTGAGTATAGACTGAAGAGAGAGCGTTTTAATAGGAAGACTGCTTTGGAATTAAATAAGGTTATGAAGGCTGTAATGAAGAGCAGTACAGAAGAAGAACGTGTATATGAGATGATTACTGGGGAAATACGTAAGACGTTGGAGAAGGATAGTATATTTGAACCCAGTGACTGGAAGATTGACAGGGATGATGTATTTGATAGATTACGTGAGGACGATGCTGAAGTTTATGCTGGAACAGTAGTGACTGAGAAAGAGTTACCTAACGTAGAAGAGTTTCTACAACCTATTAATATAGTTGAAAGTACAAGTCTAAACTTAGCTAAAACAGCAAAGCAGAGAGAGAGTGCTATAATTGATATGCACAACTATCTTGCTGAAATGACTGGTAGTATAAGAAGTATTAAGGACTTTGCTAAACATAAAAGTATGTTGGATCTGTTTAATGAATTACCTAAGGGTATAGAGAAACCATTTCCTGACGCAATTATAAAAAAGGAAGGACTTACTATTGAACAGCAGAGGGTTAAGTTGATAGATAAAAAGAAAGCTAAGGATTTTAACGATGAACTGGCTGCTACAAAGCGTGAAGAGTTAGAGGTTGTTAATGCTAAAGAACGTGACGCTAAACAGAGCAAGCATAAGAAGTTCCGCATGTTAGTAGAGGCCAAAAGAGGGGATTATGATGATGTTGATCCTGTTATTATGAAAGAGTTAGTAGAGGTTATGAAGAAGGTAGATGACTCTAGTGTTAAGGAGTTAGATGCGCTTAAGAGTAAATTAAATAAAGCTAAGGAGAACCTGCAGAATGAGAAAAGGTTATATAAGAACAGTAATCCTTGTGAATAGGGGGTATTATGGTATGTAGAGTTCCAAAACTTAAAGAAGCTGAGGCAGAAGTTAAGAGAGCTAGGGAAGAGTATGAAGCAGGTGTAAAGAAACATAAGGCTAATTTAGATGATGTTGATACAAGTGCTAGGAGTGTTATTAATAAATATAAACTTAAAGATCCAGAAAATGCTCTAGTTTTAGATCAGGCTTTAAAGAGACAAGCTAAAGAGGATAAGGTTAAGAGTATAGTTAAGATAACTAATGCTATAGATGACTTTAATAGAAGTGGTTTAATGGCTCTAGTGCAAGAAGCTAGTAAGCCTAGTTCTACAGCGGACTGGTTAGTTGGTAATCTGTTGAGATGGAATAAGTCAGTGGGTGGTAAACTTAGAAGTAGTAAGCTGCAAACTGCTCAATGGATGAGTGCTAATATATTCGGTGTACCTGAAGGTGAGGGTGGTCGTATGACTAGATTAGCTAGAGCTGGTGAGTGGCAGATGCATAGTTTGCAGATGCTACAAACTGCTGGAGAGGGTAGGTTGAAGGTGGCTATGAAGGAGATAGCTAAGAGGAATGGTATATGGCAAGAGACTAAATTAGTAGAGAGGATTGGTAGTACACATCCTTTTATAAAGAAGTTAAATGAGGATGTACATATACATCTTAATGACTTAAGGTTTGGTAGGAAAGGTAGTGAAGATCTAGATGTACTTGCTGTTAGTAAAGTGTTGGATAACTTTAATAAAAGCTCTTTCGCTGAAAGTAGTAGGAATGGATTTGTTGTAGGTACTCTTGAGGATAACTATCAGAATTTGAGACTGCATAAGAAGGAGCTTGAGATACTTCGTGAAGAAAGAGGCGATAAGTTTGTGTTTGATCTGATAGCTGGTGGGTATAAGGAGACTGGTATGCAGAATATACTGGCTAAGAAGCTTATAAAGGGTATGGAAGAGGTAGATGAATATTTCTCAAGTACATTTAAAAGTAGCCTTCCTAAGTTAAGGGAGATGGATACTGCGTTTGAGTTGGATGGTGTGAGTCTACGTAGTATACTTGATCTCGATATAAAAAGTCAGATGGATACATCAGCTAGGAATACTGCTGGATGGGTTGGACTAAGTAAGGCTACTAAAGGAGTTATAAAGACTCCTAGTGATCTTGAGACTTTGGTTGATATGCTTAAAAGAGAGGGTGTTAAAAAGGGTATTGATACTAGTGATATAGAAACTTACATACAGGATGACATGAATAGGATGTTTGGACAACCTGTTAGAGGTGGCTTAGCTCATGAGGTTGTTGCTTTAAAGAACTTAGCTACAGGTGTTATGATGGGTAAAAGTGGTATAGCTCAGAGTATGGATAGTGGTAGTGCAGCTATAAAGGGTATATTTAATCTACATGATGATAAGTATCTTAGCAGACTGCTTGAGATGACTGGAGATAGATGGGAGAAGATACCTATAATGAGGGAGCTACAGAGTATGATTCATATGCTTGATGGTTTAAGTGAAATAAAGAACTATGCTAGGTTTATAGAACGTGGTGAGCTTAATGATATATCTAAGGTTAGACAGATGAGTATGTCTACTTTAGATTTACTAACTGGAGGTAATAAAGCCCCAGAGTTGTTGAGTACATTAAATAAGGTGAACTTTAATAATGTAGTTAGTAATAAACAGAGTGAAGTTATTATGGCTAGTTATATGCTTAGTGTTGCTAAACATTTTAATGATGGTAGCAGCAGTCTGTCAATTGCTAGGCTTATGGATGCTGGGTTGACAGACAGATTTGGTAAGAGTGATATTATGACTGCTGCTTTTAAGAATAGTGAGTTCGATGAGCATGGGCTGCTTAAGAGTCTTAACTTAGATAAATGGTCAGAGGAGGCTAAAGAGAAGTTTACTATTGCTATATTACGTACTGAGAGTACAGAAGTTCAGAGGACTCTTGTAGGAGATTTACCTACTTGGGTTAATCCTCTGGCTTTTCAGGTAATAAACCAGTTTAAGGAGTTCAGTATAGTAGGTACTAGCAAGCAGATGCACAGACAGGTTAAGTTTGCTGATAAAGAAGCTGTATTGTCTGTAGCTATGAATGTAGCTTTAGTTGGTTTAGTAAGGACTGGGCAGTTTAAGGCTGCTGCTGGAGCTAAGGCTTTAATTACTGGTGATGATTTCTCATCTGCAATAGAAGAAGAGGTTACTTATGAACAAGCTAAATATCAAAACTACATTACACACTTAGGAGCTGCTAGTTTAGCGTATGAGTTTATAGCTGCTGGAGAAAAAGCTTTAGAGCAGAAAACTGTACCTGAGATATTAGAAGAAGGTGGGCTGAGTCTTCTGACAGGAGTGCCTGTAGGAGGTGTACTAAAGAGCTACTATGATACTGTAGAAAGCGTTATATTAGATGAGCCTGCTATTAAAACATTAGAAGATGCTAGAAAGCTTTTGTGGTATCAGAACAGTGTATACGCAGATATGATACTAAGCAGTATGGAGGAGTTTTATAAAAAGTTTTAAGGAGGTTTTATGGAAACGGTTAGAGATAGTTTATTTTCAGCTATTGAGAAGAACCAATTAGAGATAAAGTCTATAAGAGAGGGACATGTAGCGACTAATAAGTTGGTATTAGAACTTGAATACAGGTTGAGGCTTGATAGATTAGAGAATGAGAAAGAATGTTTAAATATAAATAAGAAAACATTGGAAACTGTGCATAGGACTTTTGTTAGTAAGGACGCTCTTAAGCAGACTTTTAATAGGTATCATGCATATATTATTGGTGGAGGTTCTATTATAACTATATTGTATAGTTTGTTTGCATCGGGAGTGCTACATGTCACAACTACATGATAAATTAAGTAGTTTACATGAGAAGCTTGTAGAAGATATGATACAGCTTTTGGATTTAAGAGAGCCTATATATAGTAAAGAACTTATAGATGGAGTTATTGTGCATATAGATACAGGACTAACTAAATCAGTAGCTAGTACACAAGAGAAGAGTCTGATGTTAAAGTTATTAGCTCAGAATGAAATTAAAGCAGAGGTAGAACATATGAATACGATGGGTAAATTACATAAGAAATTGGCTGGCAGACGGATGCCTGAATTAAATGGAGATTGAGGAGCTGTTGAAGGGTGAGGAGGCTTTTGAGAGCCTACCAGAGCAGGATCAGCTTAAGATTCAGAAGTGGGATAGCTTATACGCTTTACAAGACCACTACCCACTATTTAAAATCTTTATGAAAGATTGTTTTAGGGAGTTGAAGGGGTTTGAGACGGATAAGTTACAGCAAGACATAGCTGGATTTATGCAGGAGACTGATAGATTGCAAATGGTTCAAGCTCAACGTGGGCAAGCTAAGAGTATGATTGGTGGAAGCTATGTAGTGTGGAGATTGATACAAGATCCAAGTACTAGAGTGCTTATAATATCGGCTGGTAGTGATGTGGCTAATGAGATAGCTACTTGGGTTAAGTTAATTATTGACAATTGGGATATTTTAGAATGTTTAAAACCAGATAGAAGTCATGGTGATCGTACCTCAGCTAGTGCTTTTGATGTACACTGGATGATTAAGGGTACTGATAAAAGTCCTAGTGTTAGAAGTATTGGTATAACTAGCAACTTAGCTGGAAGACGTGCTGATTTGATACTAGCTGATGATATAGAGAGTAGTAAGAATGGGTTGACTGCATTACAGAGAGAACAACTGACTCACTTAAGTAAGGATTTTCCTAACATATGTAGTGTTGGTAAGATATTGTATCTTGGGACTCCTCAAACTACAGATAGCCTTTATAATGGTTTGGAAGAGAGGGGTTACAATGTACGGGTATGGCCTGGAAGGTATCCTACTAGAGATGAGGAAGTATTTTATGGGGAGAGACTAGCTCCTTATATACAGAAAAAGTTAATTGATGATAAGGATCTTAGAACAGGTGGAGGTGTTAACGGTAAACGTGGACAGCCTACTAGTGAACTTATTAAAGATGAAGAGCAACTAACTGCTGATGAGTTGGAGATGGGAGATGCTTACTTTGATTTACAGGTAATGTTAAACACTACTAAAAGTGATTTAAGATTATATCCACTAAACACTAGAAAGTTATTGATATTGGATGTTCCTGTGGATAAGAATGTAGGGGATATGGTATGGTTGCCTAACCCTGACAAGAAGATGAGTTATGATTATGAGGTTTATTATCCACATAATGTATCTGTGGAAACGTTTGAATATGAGGGTAAGATGATGTATATTGATCCTGCTGGTGGAGGTGCTAATGGTGATGAGACAGTTGCTGTAGTTAGTTATTTACTGCATGGTTATGTGTTTATACCTGAGATGTTGGCGTTACAAGGTGGATACGATGAAGGTGTGTTTATAGATATAGCTGAAGCTGCATTAAGGAATGGAGTGAGGACAATAGTAGTAGAAGAGAACTTTGGTAAAGGTGCTTTTGCTGTTATGTTAAGACCAGTTGTGCAAAGGGTGTTTAAGGAAGCTGGTAAACAGTTTCCAGAGGTTGTTGATGATTGGGTCAACACTAATAAAGAGAAACGCATAATTGATACATTAGAACCTATAATGGCTAGAGGTAAGTTAGTACTTTCTCCTGAAGTGTTGGAGTATGATAGGGTAAGTGTAAAGAAGTATCCTAGCAAACATCAAGATGATTATAGATTGATGTATCAGATGAGTAAAATACAAGTAGGTAAGAGGAGCTTAAAGCATGACGATAGACTTGATAGTCTTAGTGGTGCTGTGAGACACTGGTTAGAGCGTTTAAACGTAGATCCAGTGAAGAGAATAAACGAGACTAAACTGGACTTCGGAGAGAAGGTAAGGTATGGTACATTCAGTAAACGTAAGTATTAGGAGTAATTATGCAAATAAATAATGTAGAAGCGGTTTTATTAGGTGATCTTGCAAACGCTAGTCACGATATCAATCAGTTACGGTCAGTTACTAATGTAATTGGCAGAGGACATTATAGCAATGTTCAAGTAGCAATAGCTACTGATGATAAGTTTTCAGGATCAACTGAGACTAACGATAGTCAAGCTGTGTTTGTGAGTCTTGGTTATATGAAACCTTGGTGTAGAGTTGGGCAGATTGAAAGTTTGATCTGGGATAGTAAGTTTTCAGGAAATAATCCTGATTTAATTAAACATTATAGCACTATTGTGCCTAACTTTAATTATGATACAGGAGAGCATGCGTGAGTTTAACACTTAGTACGTTACCTTCCTTTACTAACAGACATGAGAATGAGGTGTTCGCTGTTGGTACGGGAAAAGGAGAGATACTGACTATAAATACCAGTTTGAACTTACTTACTGAAGAGGTGATAGCTGGTATTGATGAGTTGATAGTGCTACAGGGTGGTAATCCTGTGGTAGGGGCTGTTGAAGATGTTAAGGTTATAAATGAGTTAGGTAATCTTAAGTTAGATGAAATTGTTGATGGTATTGATGAACATATTGCTGTAAGTAGTAATATAAATGCTGTTAACACTAGTATATTAGGAAGTGCAATAGAGACTAATAGTAAGTTAGATGCGCTTAATGCGAGTAATACTACAGACAGTCTTAATTTAGAGACTAGTAATCATAATGATCATTTAGTTGAAAAGGCTGTATTGGATAGCATCTTTGATATAGAGTTATTGTCGTTACAGCATCTGCAGGAAATTAATACTGATTTAGATACTGTTAATGTAAGTTTAGGTGAAAGTAATGTACTTAGAACTGATGCTAATTCTACGTTAAATGATAGTCTAGCGGAGTTACGTAATATATTCAATGAAGTGTTTACTACTAATGCTACGCTAAGAGATAATGAGTTTGCTAGAGATGCTGATAGTGATGTAGAGCAGGCATTGCTACAAGCAATAGAAACTAGTAACAACACTTTTAGAGATACTGTAAGTACAGTAGTTAAACAAGATGAGTTAATTGCAGGTAATCAAAGCAACTTTGATAGAGCGTATGCTAGAATGCTTATAGATACTAATCAGTTGAGTTCGATCAAGGATAGGGTTGGTACACTTCAGTCTGTTGTTAGTACAGAGGTAAAGCAGGATGAGATGATATCTGCTATTAATGGAATTACTCTAGATACTAACCTTCTAGCGACTGCAGCTAAACAAGATGTTGTACGTGATGTCCTACTTGGGATAAATACAGCAACTAGTGGTACAAATGCAGGAGTAACTCAGTTAGGAACTCAATTATTAACTGTAGCTAAAGAGGCGAAGCAGGATAATCTAATTGCAGACAATCAGAGTAACTTCGATAGAATGAATACTAGAATGGTTACTGATACTAATCAGTTTAGTTTGATTAAGGATGGGATAAATCAACAGACTCCTCTGATTACAGAGATTAACAATAAGGTTAGTACTGAGGTAAAGCAGGATGAGATGATAGCTGCTATTAACGGAATTACTCTGGATAATAGCCTTACATCGACTGCAGCTAAACAAGATCTTATGAATCTTAATCTAAATCAGATAAATTCAACAACTACTGATGTAGGTTCAAGAGTAACTCAGTTACAAACTCAATTATTGTCTGTAGCTAAAGAGGCGAAGCAGGATGCGACGATATCTGCGGTATTTAGTGTTAATAATAATGTTAATATAGGTAATAGTAAGCTTGATAACATTAGTGGAGATATTGGTAATAATCCTCTATTAAGCTCTGTGCAGGAGTATACTAGACAAGCTGCTGATAATACTTCAGCGTTGGTGATAGCAAGTAGTGCGGATGTGCAGCAGCAGAGTCGTATAGAAGGATTACTTACAAACATTGATTTAGAGTTAGATAATGTAACTGCAGGATTTGTTGGTAAGGCTACTGAGAATAAACAGGATGTAGAGCTAAATTGGTTAAGTAATATTTATTACAGATTAGTTGATACTGTAGCAAGATTAGATAGTTTAGAGGCGAATCAAGGATTTAAGGTTGTGAGTCACGATGAAGCTCTTATAACTTATGTTGGTGGAGATCCTGTTAAAACTATTTATAAGCTTGCTGGTAATGTTGTTGGAACTCTAGTGCAGACGTTTGTAGATGGGAACGTAACGAGTTATAAGTATGTATAGGTTAGATGTTAAGACAGGTTTGGTTTGGAAGCTAACAGGTGGGACAGGTGTGATAACAGATGTGACAGAGGTGGTGACAGATGTATATGCTTATGTTAGAGCGTTTGATCCTTATACAACAGGTGTATATGGTATAGATTTACCTGCAGTGACTTTAGTTAGATATGATGCTAATGGATTTACTGTAATGGGATTGGATGGAGTGGTTATATTTAGTAAAGCTTTGCCTGGGATAACTTGTGTAGTAGGACATGCTGGAATAATTTTTTTAGGTACTGGCAATAGGTTGTATGGGTATAACTTTCGAGGTGGCGCTTTTACAAGCTTGGATGAGACTACTTATATATTGCATGGTGATCTCAACGCTGGTCTGAGTGATGTGCTGCTATCTACAGATTCTTTCCTTGGTGTAAGTGCTTCGATTACAGCTCTAGCTGCTGAAACTGGAACGCTTTGGATCGGTACTGAAGGAGGTGTTACAAAACATACATTAACAGGAAATTCGAGTACTCATTGGACGAGTGCTTTAGGGATTTGTGAGAGTGTATATGTTAAAGATGGTTTAGCGACGTTTATAACTGGAGGGGCTGGAAATCCTGTACATGTTATGAAGCAGAGTGATACAAATGGGGACTATAACAACGCTGCGTATACTATGTATCATGGAGGGACTAGTGTGACAAAGATTCGTGAAGAAGGTGGTCTTATAATAAGTAGTGATAAAGATAGTCATCTAACTGCGGAGAGGTTGTACAGAATTGATTATGAAGATAGACTGAAGGGTATTATAAGCAACTTGGTTAATACAGGTTACATGGCTTTTGATGCTTATATAAGTATATTAAATGGTGATGTAGCTACTGTTAACGAGGTTGGTATAGATGTTACGGCTACTGGTATTGTTAAGAACGGCATGTATTCAGGGTTTTCGTCAGGAAGTATGAAAACTTCTGTAGGGGATAATTTTAGTTTATCTTGTTGGGTTGAGGTTATTGCTGGTAGGGTGTATATAGCAGGGAGTGCTGATGAGTCTCTTTCTGATGGTGTTTGGATATTGAGAACAGGTAGTGGTAATTTGCAGCTAGGGACGTATAATGGTGGGTGGTTATTAGTGCAGGCTCCAATTACTATAGGTAAACATCTTATAAATATTACTGTTAATAACAACTATGTTAATATGTTTATAGATGGTGTAGTTAAGGCGGATGGTGCTGTATATGCTAAGAGGAGTAGTACTCAGATTGGTTGGGCTATAGAAGCAGTTTCAGGAGAAGGAGGTGTGTTGAGTAAGCTTAGATGTGCTGGTCCAATAGGTTCTGCAGCTGTTGCTAAGATGTATGCGAATGAAGTAGCAGATGAGTATGGTTTGGCTCTTGGAAGTAGAGTGGTTACTGACACAAAGAGCAATGATTGTGTAGTTTTTGATAATGCAGCATCTTTTAGGGTAGCTGGTATGAAGACTACTATAGATGCTGCTGGACCGTTAGATTTCTCAGGTGATGTGTATAGATAGGTTTTTAAAGAAGGAGGTTATATGACGAAGAGTGAGATTAAAGAGGATGTTGATTGGTTACTTAAGGAGATGGACAAAATTAAAGATAGGAAGAAACTTGAAGCGAAGTAGAGGTTGGTACGCTTATCTGTTAGGACCGAATAAGCCTGAAGTGGAGGAGGTTAAGATAGAAATGAGAGAGCCTAATAATTGTACTTTTGTGTTTGATCTGCTTCCAATGGAGTTCAAGAACTTCCATCTTAAATGGATTCAGATTGAAGATGATGGTGAGTTTATAGATCTAAAGGTTTCTTCGGTAGATCTAATCGCTATGCCTGTTAGTGACAATAGTATAGTCTACGAGGGAGAGACTATCACGTTTGGAGTCACTAGTGATGATACTTACGGATACTATTATGAATCTGGTATAGTGTTCTATGATTACTTAGGTGAGAGGTACTTTGTAGGTACTGATAGAAGAATTGTTGTTGGGGATGTAATACAAGCTGATTTAATTGATGGTAGGGTACAATTGATGACAAGATGTACAAGACCGTCATCATAAAACCGGCAAGTAGTGACCAGTTTCATGCTGGGGTTTAGGATGCAGATGGGTCTATATGGGCCTATTTGTATCTAAAAACATAGGATTACATATAGTGAGCAACCACTATAGAGGGGGGGGAAGATAACTTGGAGTCATATATTAATAGAACCTTGAGTTGTTAATATAATAAGTATTAAGAGATAAGGGGATAGTATTCGAGACCCTATTAAAGATTAAGATTAGAGATAGAGACCCTATTAAAGATTAAGATTAGAGATAGAGACCCTATTAAAGATTAA